ATGGACACCGTCCCTTCAACCGCCCAAGCCACCGCCCGGGCCGAACTCGCCCAAACCCTCGAATCCACCCTCACCGATGCACGCGATGCGCAATGCAGCGTCGGCGCGCTGGTGGAGATCCTCAGCGGGTGCGGCCCCGACAAGCAGATCACGGCCATGCTGTTTCTCGGGTTGCTGGTGCCGATCCGCGCCCAACTGGAGAACGTCAGCGACGGCGTGCGCGTGATGTGCCAGGCGGAAGGACTGGCGCTGTGAGCGGCGATCTGAATGACAAGCTGGCGCGAACGCTCCAGCGACTGCGCGCCCGGCGTGCTGAAATCGATGCGGAAATTGCGCAGGTGCAGGGGCTGGGCAGCCTAGCTACTGCGCCGACGCCGGATTTCATCCTGGGGCTGTACATGACACTTGGATCGGCTGCCGCTGCGGCCGATTTCGCGAACGCCCAAGGCTGGCGGCTTCCCAGCAAGAAAGGTCCTGACCATCCTTCGAGGAAGTATCAACCGAACGACGTGTATGCCCTGTTGCGGGGGGAGCCGAACCAGATTGGCCAGGCCTCGGCCGCAGTGCGTGAAACTGCTTTGCGGGCGCTCACAAAAAGGGGCGGCTGGACGGAGGAAGAGTGAAGGCGGGTAAGCGGATCTCGGCGCGCCGACTGCGGGAGCTACTGCTTTACGACCCGCTGACCGGCACTTTTACTTGGCGCGTCGACCATGGCAAGACGATAAGAGCCGGGCAACCTGCTGGGACGGTGGAGAAGAAAGGGCACCGGGCTATCGTAATTGACTACCGCAAATACACAGCTGGTCGCCTCGCTTGGATGTACATGCGCAGCTGTTGGCCAGCTGGGATCGTGCGGGCGCGCAACGGTGATTTGCTGGATACCCGTTGGCGCAACTTGCAGGTGCGCTCGGCTAGGCAAATGCAAGAGAACCAATCTAGGGCGCAGAAGAATAGCAAGACTGGAGTGCTTGGTGTTTGTCCGACCCGGGAGGGAAAATATCGCGCCCAAATAAGGGCTCAAGGGCGGGACTACCACCTTGGGACGTACGGCACCATCGAGGCCGCCAGCGCCGCCTATCAGGAAGCGAAGAAGCTACTTCATCGCTCCTGAGCCTGCATCCCGCCCCCTTTTTTTGCAGTGATGGGCCGGGGATGATCCCGCTCCATGCCGCGCAAGGACTGGTCGCAAAAGTTAGATAGAGCCACGTTCCGATGTGGCCGCTGCCGGGGCACGTTCACGGCCACCCCGGATTTAGTGGACGACGCCCCAGAGAATCCGGCGCACCCCTTCCGGTATTTTGCCAACTGCCCCGACTGCGGCGCCGACAACGTGCCGCAGGCCGCATGGGAGCGTGCCCTGATGAAGGCGCACCAGGAAGCCACCGGGCCCACTTCGGCAGAGGGCAAGGCGGCTGCGGCGGCCAACCTGGCCGGGCATCCCACGCCGCAGGAGGCGCGCCTGACGCGCTTCAACGCGATGAAGCACGGGATGGAGGCGCGGGTGGCCTCCTACTTCCCGGCGAAGCCTGACAAATACCCGTTCTGCGTGCGCTGCGAGGTGGATCGCGCCTGGTGCTCGGCGCAGCCGGCGTGCGTGAAGCAGACGGAGCTGTTCATGCTGCACCACGCGGCGGTCGACCAGCGCGACCCGAAGCTGCTGGGGAAGATCCACGCCGACCTGATCGCATCCATTACCGCGGCGCTGCAGCTGTGCATCCAGGCGGTGCTGGGCGACGGTGTGGTGATCCGGACACCGCGGGTGGAGCTGTCGAAGGACGGGGCTCCGATCGCGATGACGTTCATTGACCAGAACGGTGAACGGATCCAGATCTACGACTACAGCTCGAACCCGCTGTTCAAGCCGATCACGGACCTGATCAGCCGGCTGGGCCTGTCGATGAGCGACCTGGGCCTGACGGTGCGGGCGAGCGAGGTGGACGATCCGGCCGGCCAGGGAGCCCTGGGATTGGGCGCCGCGTCGAAGGAAAGCCTCGAGGCGTTCAACCAGCGAATGATCGGGGCCATGGACGGCATGCGCGAGAAGCTGGGGCGTGCGGCAGCCAACATGCGCAAGGACCCAATCCTGATCGAGCACGAGGCCCAGGGGGACGGCGGGTGAAGCTCATTGGCGCGCTCATCGTTGACCTGGCGATGGTTTCCGCCTTCAGCACTTGGGGCCTGTCGTTCGTTGAAATGGTCCTCCTCGGCGCAATGCTCTTCCCTTTCATCGCCGCGGGGTTGTCGGAGTGAGGTCCTCGGCCCACCAGCGCGCGAAAAGCAGCATCGTCGCCGAACGCGAGATCATGCGGTTCGCGCTGCCGGATCCGGTGACAGGCCTGCGGCCGCACGCCCTGTGGCACAAGCACGTGCACAACGTGGAGCTGGACCCGCTGCAGTGCCTGAAGATGGCCGAGATGGACGAGCACCCGAACACGGTGGACTCCAGCTGCCGGCGCACCGGCAAAACGGCCGGCAAGGAAATGCACAACCTGGAGGAGCTGGCCACCGAGAGCGACCAGGAGTGCGGCATCGTGGCGCCGCGGTTGCAGCAGTCGCTGAACAACCTGACGTACATGCTCGATGCGGTCAAGCGCAGCGACATGCTCAAGGCTTTCATCCTGTACGAGCAGGGCCGCCCGCAGCTCAAAGACACCAGCTTCCAGTTCGTGAACCGGTCCAAGGCCTGCGCCTACGGGATCATGAGCCAGATCGACGGCGACTCCATTACGATCGCCGACCTCGAGGAGGTGGACGACATGCCGCAGGACCGGCTGTTCTCCCGCTTCCTGCCGATGCTCGGGGCGGCGCGCCGCATGGGTGTGGACCAGCGCGAGCGCAAGTTCAAGCCGAGGATCCGCATCACCGGCGTGTTCAAGGGCGCCGACACGCTGCAGCGCCTGATCAACACCGGCGAGTATCACCAGCTGCCGGCCGTGGACGTGCACACCGGCGTCGAGATGGGCCTGGTGGACGCGGGCTGGGCCGAGAGCATGCGCATCCAGCTGCCGCCGGCGGAGTACCTGCGCCAGTTCCTGTGCCGCAACGTGGCGGCGCGCAACTGGGTTTGGGAAAGCCACATCAAGCGGGCGTCGGCGCTGGGCCTGCAGGCGGGCCTGGAGCGCGCGGGCCCGCTGCCTGGCCAGCGCTACAAGCGCCGCGGGCTGATTTCCTTCGGCTACGACCACACCGGGCACGGCGAGAAGCCCGAGGCCTCGCGCAGCGCGCTGGTGGTGTGCGAGCAAATGGGGAACTGGCTGACGTTCCCGTTCGTGAAGGTATGGCCGCCCGGGGTCAGTGACCCGACCCTCCTTGCGGACCTGGTGGCCCTGTGGGAGTACTTCCGCCCGGACTACGCGATCGGCGATGCCTACGGCGTGGGCATGCTGACGGCGCTGAACGACGTGCTGTACCGGCAGGGCCTGACGCACATCAACCGCGAGACGGTGAACGACGGCCAGAGCAACGCGACCAGCTGGTCGGAGTGGGCCTTCGCGCCGATCCGCTTCGACGGCATGACCAAGCACGTGATGGCCAGCGCGGTGCGCGAGATCTTCCACCACAACCGGGCGGCTTTCCCCTTCGTCGACATGATGGACGAGCGCGAGCCGCCCGAGTGGCTGGCGTTCGTGCGCCAGGTGGGCAACATCAAGGCCAAGCCGACGCAGGCCAGCTACACCAGCTTTTCGATGGCGGACCCGAAGACCGGCGATGACCTGTTCGACGCCACTTGCGCGGCCGTGTACGCGCTGATCACGCGCGGCCTGGCCGACGCGCCCACCACCATCCAGACGCGCCGCGTGAGCCGCGGGGACCTGCTGGCGCTGCCTGGCGGGATGGGCGGGATGGGCGGCCTGGTGCGCGCGATCGCGCTGCCGGCCGCGAACGGTCTTTGGAGGATGACTGCATGAATGAGAACACCACGCGCCGCCTGGCGGTGGCCGCCGGCGGTCTGGCGAGCGGCCTGAGGTCCATGTGGTCGACCTGGTTCCCCGGCGCCGGCGGCAAGCTGGCGGGCGAGCAGGGCGACCGCCTGGCCAGCGACGAAGCCATAAAGCGGCTGTACGCCAGCATGTGGATCGACCAGGAGCGGCGCGCCAAGATCCAGCTGATGCGGCAGATGGACACGCAGGACGGCCGCGTCAAGCAGATCCACAGCCGGCTGGCGCGCGACTGCATCCGCGGCGGCCTGGTGCTGCAGGTCAACGAGAAGGCCTCGAGCGAAACGCTCAAGCGCGAGTGGCAGGCGATGATGGGCCGGCTGCAGCTCGATCGCGCCGAGAAGCTCAAGAGCGACGCGCGCGGCCTGGTGATGGAGGGCAATCTTCCTCTCCAGCTGGTGTACAGCGATGCCATGGACGTGGTGGCGGCGCTGCGCATGCCAAGCGACACGATCGTGGCGATGACCGACATGGGCGGGCGATTCAAGGACCCGGCGCGGGCGTACGAGCAGCGCGACGTGCTGACCAGCCGCGCGATCGCCAGCTGGGGCGCCTGGCAGATGGCCCTGTCTCGCCTGGACCCGGACAACTTCGACGACATGGGTGCGATGGGCCGGCCATTTCTGGACGCGTGCGCCGTGAAGTGGCGACAGCTGGTGATGACGGAGGAGGACCTGGTGATCCGCCGGCGCATGCGCGCGCCGCTGCGGCTGGCGCACGTGCTGCCCGGCATGGACCCCGACGACGTGACGAAATACCGCAAGGACGTCGAGGGCGGCCAGGGGCAGATCACCACCGATTTCTACATCAACCGCAAGGACGGCGGGGTGAACGCCGTGCAGGGCGATGCCACGCTGGGCGATATCGGCGACGTCACGCACCTGCTGGACACGTTCTATGCCGGCAGCCCGGCGCCCAAGGCGCTGTTCGGCTACACCCAGGGCCTCTCTCGCGACATCCTGGAGGACCTGAAGCGCGACTACTACGACGAGGTCGACAGCCTGCAGGACGCCGGCGCCGGCGGCTACGAAGTGGCATTCCGCATGCACCTGCTGTTCAAGGGGATCGACCCGGGCGCGGGCGAGTTCACGCTGCGCTATGCCCAGCGCCGCACCGAGACGCCCAACCAGGTGGCCGACCTGGCCCTGAAGTACATGGCCCTGGGCCTGCCCGACGACATCGTGTATTCGGAGATGGGCCTGGATCCGGATTACGTGCGCGAGAAGCGGATCGAGCAGGCGCAGCGCAATGACCCGTATCCGCCCAACGACAACGGCAAGCCGGGGAACATCCGCATCACGCCTGGCAATGCGAAGAAGGGCGAGAGCGCTACCTCGATCAGCAACCCGGGCGGGAATGGCGGGCGGGGGAGGGGGTGATGGTCAGGCCTACTCGCCCCCCGCCGCACCCAGCGCCATCGCCCGAAATCATGGCGCGACTGAGGATCGCCGGCGGCAAGGCATTTCTCATGCCTGTCGCACCGCCGAAGGCGAGCTGGTTTAGCGCCACCTCGATCAGCAACCCGGGCGGGAACGGCGGGCGCGGGGGTGCGGCTGACACCTAGTTTCGCGACGCCGCTCCGCGATTCGAGCGGCACAAACCACTGAAGGTAGATCATGACCAAGATGCGAGCCAAGATGATTGTTTTGAGCAGCGTGCCGATGGGCGAGCCCGGCACGGCCGAAGTTCTGAAGATGAGTGCCGTGGCCAAGTCGACGGCATACCCTGCCGACGGAAGCGACGAGGACAACACGTATGCGCAGTACAGCCCCTACGGCGCCCTCGAACTGCACATCGCCAATCCGAATCTGCACGGTAAGTTCAAGGCTGGCGACAAGTTCTACGTGGACTTCACGCCAGCGGAGTGAAGCAAGCCGCCGCCATCAAGCGCGCCAGCCAGCAGGCGCGCAACGCGATGCGCGAGCTGGACGCCGCCGGCGTCGAGCAGCTGCTGCAGATGTACCACCGGGCGGCCGAGGAGGTGCGCGCGCAGATCTACGCCGCGGCGGACGCGGGGGACCTGGTGCCGCAGCATCGCCTGCAGGCGCTCCTGGACCAGATCACCGGGGTGATCGGCCGGCTGGGCGCGGAGCGCGATGCCCTCATGCAGGCGCAGATCGGCGAGGCCGCGGCGCTGGGCGTGCGGCCCTTCACGGCCCAGGGCGTGCTGGCCGTGGGCGGCAGCGAGGCGGTGATCGACAGCGCCGCGGCGATGCGGATCAATCAGGCGGCGGTGGATTTCGTGATGCGGGTGCGCCAGGGCGACGGCCTGGATCTGAGCGAGCGCGTATGGCGCCTGAACCAGGGCGCCAAGGAAGCGCTGCAGCGCGCGATCGCCAGCGCTGTGATCCGGGGCAACAGCGCCGCCCGGGCCGCGCAGGACCTGGTGATGCAGGGCCAGAAGATCCCCGGCGACATGGCGCAACTGGCCAAGGGAGGCCTGGCCGGGCACGTGGCGCGGCTGGCCGACCTGCTCACGGGCGACGGGGGCGAGGTGTGGAAGGCCGAGCGGGTGTTTCGCACCGAGCTGAACCGTGCCCACGGCGAGGCCTTCATGGCCGGCGCGATCGGGACGCCCGGCTTCGCGGGCTTCCGTTTCCTGCTGTCGCCCGCGCACCCGGAGCCGGACATCTGCGATCTGCTGGCGGCGCAGAACATCCACGGCCTGGGCCCGGGCGTGTACCCGACGCGCGAGCTAACGCCCTGGCCGGCGCACCCGAACACGCTTTCGTTCCTGGAGATCGTGTTCGCGGACGAGATCTCGGATGCGGATCACGCCGGCAAGGAAACCGAGCTGCAGGCGCTGCAGCGGCTGGCGCCGGAGGTGCGCGCCGGCGCGCTGGGGGTGAACAAGGCTCAATATTTCGACCGGGGGCTGCTGACCAAGGGAATGATCCGAGCCACCCTGGGCGCGGTGGAGCAGCGTCTGGAGCGGCAGGGGAAGATCTGATGGCCTGGGAGCCGTCAGCGAACACCAAGGCGGCGACAGAGTTCGAGCACGTCGGCTGATACCTCGGGTGATGCGCCGCGAGCGAACGCAAGCACGTCTTTGGCCGTGTATTGGCGGGTTGATGCCGTGCCTCTATTGCTGGAAGCGAGTAGCCATCCAAGATCGGTCGCGTAACGCGCTGCGATGGCGCCATCGTGGCTTTCCAAGTACCTCAAAACAAGAATGTCAGCGCGGCCAGCTGGCGTCTGCGTGTCGCCCGTGGCTTCAACGGCCTTAATCTGCGCGTCCAGTGCGATGCGCTCCCTACGCAGCAACGCGAGAAGTTCGTCGATGGTCCGCCAAAAAGGGGGCTTCCCGGTCATCAGCCAGGACCCGTGGCGACCAGGCGCGTGCCTTCTGGCAGCGCCATATTGGCAGCTTCCAACAGCTCAAGAACCTCGTCGACCGTCATGCCTGGCGTGATGGTCAGGTGAAGCACCACGGCACCGCTCGCCGCAACTGTGGCGCCCGACTGGGCGGCACGCTTGAGGAAGGCGGGGATTTCGAAAGGCTCCACTTCGAAGGACGCCTGCAGGCGACTGACGATTTCTGCGTTCTGGGTCCGCATAGCCCTGGCGGCTGCATCCGTAATGAGCTTCTTTAGCTCGTCGGGAAGGCGAATCTTCATCTGTGGGTCGTCGCGGGGCATGGCTTCAACTATAGATCACCGTGCTATTGACAAATAAACCACGGTGGTTCATCATTTCAATGAACCACGATGGTTCATTTTCTTAAGGAGCAGCCAATATGGCGCGAGGCGATGAGCAGTTGAACTTGAGACTGAAAAGCGAATTGAAGGACCGACTTCGAGAGGTGGCCGCAGCGAACAAGCGAAGCCTGAACGCGGAACTTACGGTGATCCTCGAGCAGGCGGTATGCAAGCGCAAAAAGAAGGAGGTTCCCAACTCCAAAACGAAGTGACAAAAGGAAACGCCCCAGCTGCGCGAACAGTCGGGGCGTTGAGTGCTCAAACCCTTAAAGACAAAAGGAAAGAACGCGTGAATTCTAACGAACAATCTAACGCTGCGCCACAAGGCTGGGAGTCATCCGCCAGCACTGCCCAGGCCACCGCCCGTGCCGAACTCGCCCAAACGCTCGAATCCACCTACGCCGAGGCGCGCGATGTGCAATGCAGCGTCGGCGCGCTGGTGGAAATCCTCGCCGGCTGCGGACCGGACAAGCAGATCACGGCCATGCTGTTCCTCGGCCTGCTGGTACCGATCCGCGCGCAGCTGGAGAACGTGAGCGACGGCGTGCGGGTGATGTGCCAGGCGGAGGGCGTGGCGCTGTGAAACGGCAAATCGTGTTGTCCACGGACCGCCTGCGGCAGCTGTTGCAATACGACCCAGCAAGCGGTGCGTTCACCTGGAGGCAGGACCGGAGTGGTCATATTCGCGCGGGTCGCAGGGCTGGCGGACTCCGGAGAGGCGGGTACCTGTATATCCGGATTGACATGGTGCGGCATGGCGCAGCCAGAGTTGCCTGGCAGATCATGACCGGCGCGGCCCCCGCAGGAGACGTGGGTTTCGCAAACGATGACCGCAGCGACCTACGCTGGGAAAATCTCTATGCGATCGAACACTCCATCATCCAGCACCAAAAGCAGTTGTGGTCGTTGAGGTCAGCGAAGGGCTACAAAATTGAGCGACGCGTGGACGGATCACCCAGATTCGTTGCGACACTGCGGTGTGACGGAAAGCGAGTTCGCCTCGGCGCTTTCCGAACGCGCATGGCAGCGCGCTCAGCCTATTGGTTCGGCAGGCTGTTAATCCTTGCCGTTGCTGGCTAGCAACTCCATATTGCCGGGTTTTTTTGCACAAAGAATTCATTGACAGTCCGTTCTGAGCTGGAGGGCTCGGAGGACTGAAGATGAAGCGAGCGAGGATGGTTATTGGGGCCGCATACGCTGCGACAGCGTATGCGGCCTTTGCCATGCCGGCCATTGGCCGGCATTTCCTGTTGGCTGAAGAATCTAAGGCCGCGCCCGGCCTGGTCAGGTTTTTGAGCCAAAAAATCGAACTGGCCGAAGGTCAGAAAAGCTCGTGGGTAACGTTGACTCGCTACGGCGATTTCTACGACCCGCGCTACGGCAATTTCAGCATCACGCTCGACATGCTGGCGCAGATGGTGAGCAACTTCGACAAGCGCGTCTTGGGCCAGGACGTTTTTATCGATGTGAGCCACCGCCCCAGCGAAGGATCGGCCGCAAAGATTCTCAAGCTGACCGTCGAGAACGGCCGGCTGCGCGCATTGGTGGAATGGACAAGATTCGGGATCGAGGCGATCCGGGATCGAGGGTTCACGTACCTCAGCGCGGAATTTGCGGACGCCTGGAAGGACAACGAGAAGCAGGCCGAGCACGGCTGCGTCCTTATCGGCGCTGGCCTGACGATCCGCCCAGTCATAAAAAATTTGGACCCCGTGCAGCTGGCCGTCGAAGACGACGACCACGCCGCCGGCGCGCGCCTGTGCATTTCCGCCGGGCTGCTGCGCGAACTTTCAACGCAAATTTCAACGGAGAAATCCATGAACTACCTGGAACAACTGAAGGCGAAGCTGCTGGCCCTGGGCCTCAGCGATGACGTGGTGACCAAGCTGCTGGCGCAGGCCAAGACGCAGCTCGAGGCCGCCGCCAAGGACGACGACAAGTGCAAGGCGATCGTGCTGGCCTGGGAAGAAACCGGCAAGTCGGTGCACGCCGAGATCAAGAAGCTCTCGACCGCCGGCGGCGACAACAAGCCGCAGAACGTCACGATCACCCTGGCCACGCCGGCTGCCGGCGGGCAGACCGTCGACATCGCCGGCGAGGTGACCAAGCAGCTCGCGCAGCGCGAGAAGGACGCGGACACGGCCAAGACCACGCTGGCGGGCAAGCTCAAGCTGCTTTCCGATACGCTGGCCGAGGACAAGACGCTCACGCCCGAAGGCGTGGTGAAGCTGGCCGCCGACGTGGCGCCCATGATCTCGTCCGCGACGAGCGACGAGAACGTGAAGGCGCTGGCCGCCCTGCAGCTGAAGAACTGGAACGCGCAAAGCGCCGCCACCAGGCTGGCGACCCTGGGCTATCGCCCGGCCAGCGGCAACGTGCATATCTCGGTGGACAGCGGCAACGGCATCAAGGCCCTGCAGGCCGAGATCGACAAGCGCCTGGGCCTGACCGAGGTCAAGGACTCCCGGCGCTTCGAGCGCACCGGCGGCGAGCTGCTCAAGGGCAATGCCGCCTTCGCCGATAAGGTGCTGGCCGAGTTCGACGCGGCCAACGCCGAGCAGCTGCTGCGCGAGCACAAGCACCTGGCCGCGGGCACGGGCAGCATCAGCGACGTGGCGGTGCCGGTGATCGCCGAGCGCACCGTGATCCGCGAACAGCTGTACGACCTGATGACGCTGCCGCTGATGGACGTGAACACGTCGCCGATGGCCAACGTGATCACCATTCCGTACAGCTACCGCGACCGCGGGGCCGGTGCCGCGGGCGTGGCGAATCTGCGCCGCTACGAGGGCCAGGGCATCCGCCGCGCCGGCGTGATCCAGACGAGCGAGGAAACCCGCCCGATCCCGCAAAAGCTGGCCTTCCTGCTGTCGTCGGAGATGCAGCTGCTGGTGGGCAACAGCGTGATCAACTGGGACCCGATCGCCGAGAACATGCGCAACATGATCCGGATCGTGGGCGAGGACACCGAGGCGCTGAACCTGAACAACATGGCCCAGAGCTGTGACGAGTTCGGCGCGGTGGCCGTGGTGAACGAGGCACTGACGGCCAACGTGAACGGCGTGAAGCGGATCTTCCCCGTGGCGAACTTCCCGGTGGCCAAGCCGCGCAAGGTGTACGACCTGAAGGGCACGCAGGTGGGCGCCACCGTGAACCCGATCACCGTCACGCTCAACGCGATCGCGCGCACCGAGTACCTGCCGCCGGCGGACGGCTCGGCCCTGGGCGCCGGCCTGTACTGGGTGATGAACTACAACCTGGGCGAGCTCGAGTTCGTGACCGAGACCGGTGCGGCCGCCACCCCGACGAATGCCTGGGTGCTGACGGTGAGCTACAGCTACAGCACCAATGTCAAGAAGTTCGACACGGACCAGGGCGCGGTGGCCACCGACGTGTTCTACGACACGCTGCTGTTCGCCATCGGCGGGCGCAAGGCGGTGATCGAGGATGACCGCTTCTACACGGCCAACATGATCCTGATGTCGGGCAACGTGAACAACGCCCTGTCTCAGGCCAAGACCTTCCAGGCCAACAGCGCCCGGGTGGCCACCGGCCTGGCCAGCGACGGCAGCGTGGGCTTCGTCAAGGACATGCCGGTGTGGCGGCCGCGCGCGCCGGGCAGCCTGTTCGGCGACACGCGGATCATGGTGGGCATGCGCGGCTGCTGCCGCTTCCGCATGGTCAAGCCCTGGAGCGTGGAGCCGCTGCAGCCCGCGCGCGATGCCAACGGCCTGTTCATCGACAGCAAGGAGACCTACGGCACGCAGTGGGTGGCCAGCCACACGCCCACGCAGCTGAAGTCGGCCATGAGCTGCGTGATCCTGTTCAGCACCGCGGGCCGCGTCGCCCGCTGATCCCCGAGATAACCCCACCCCAAGAGTCGACCCCCCGCCCGGCATGAGCCCGGGCGGGGCCAGGCGCCAAGGGGACACCGGAGAGCACCGTGCAAAAGTATGTCGAGAACCCGGGCAAGAGCCCGATGTACGTGGGCAACACCATGATTCCGCCGGGCGAGGGCAAGCTGGTGGAAGTGCCGCACGAGGCACCGCCGCAGGAGGAAGAGGAGCCGCCCGGCCCGAACCTGGTGGAGCTGACCGCCGCGCTGCTGGATAAGTCGCTGGCGCAGATCGTGCCCGACCTGCCGTGCCTGACGAACGAGGCGCTGGACCTGGCCGAGAGCCGGGAAGGCGAGGGCAAGAACCGCAAGACACTGATTGCGGCCATCCAGGCCGAGCGGATCGCGCGGGCCGACGCCAAGCTGCAGGCGGACCAGGACGATGTCGCCGCGCGGGCGCTGCTCGATGCCCGCGACGAACTGCTGGCGGCCCGCCTGGCGCTGGAGGCGCTGGCGGCCGACGCGCCGGACCTTGCCGCGGCCGAAGCGCGCGTTGAGGAAGCGCAGGCCAAGGTCGACGCGCTGACGCCCGAGGAGTAGGCGACCATGGCGGGCACCCTGTCGGAAGCGGATCTGGTTGCGGACCTCAAGGCGTCGCTGTTCGACGCCAAGAACGTCTTCACCACCGCCGACGACGGCGACTTCAAGCGCTTTTTGCAGCAGGCCCTGGCCGACATGCAGTTCAAGCGCCCGGTCACCCGCCTGGGGCAAATAACGCTGGCCGCCGACGAGGGCCGGTACCCGATCGCCGAAGCCGACTTCGCGGCCTTCAAGACCGATCTGTGGCGCGAGCCGGCCAGGCTGCCCAGGCCCTGGGACCCGGCGTACCCCGGCGCGCTGCCGCGGGTGTGCGCCGTGCGCGAGGTGGACGCCTGGTTCGTGCAGTTCGAGCCGGCGCCCACCGCTGCGCACCTGGCTGTGCTGGGCTCGACGTTCAAGTTCTACTACTTCGCCACGCATGCGATCGGCGCGGCTGCGGCGGACACCACGATCAACCCGCAGGACCGCGGCCTGCTGCTGGTGCGGGCCCAGGCCGAGGCGATGCTGGCCCTGGGCATGCGCAATGCCGGCAAGCCGGTGCAGCTGCGCGATGGCCTGTCTGGCACCCCGCGCAACAGCACGCCCGCGGCGCTCCACGAGATGTTGATGAAGCTGTTCAAGGAGACGCGGTAATGGCCGGCGAACGCGTGCTGGGCACATCGGGCGTGATGCTGGCCATGCGCCAGGTGTCGGCGGCGACCGAGCACGAGCTGGCGGGCGAGCTGGATGCGCTGGGGCAGCTGGTGGCCCGGCGCATGCGGGCCAAGGCGACGAAGTTCCGCAGCCTGATGGCGATCAGCGTGGCCATGTCCAAGCCCGAGCCGCTGGTGCGCGATATCGGGCCCACGGTGAGCTATGCCGCGGCGCAGGAGGAGGGCGTGCGCCCGGGCGGCAAGGGCCTGCCGAAGTTTGGCGACCCGGAGGCCGCCGACATCGTGGCGTGGCTGCGCACCAAGGCCTTCAGTGGCCGGTCGGCCCCGCGCCCCAACTCCATGGCCGCCGTGCGCGCGGATCTGGAGCTGCGCGACCGGTACGAGGGCCTGGCCTGGCACATCCGCCACCACGGCGTGAAGGCCAGCCCCTTCGTCGCGCCGGCGCTGAGCGAGTTGGAGGGCGTGATCCACGTCCGCCTGCAGGCGGCCGCCGAGCGGGCGCTGCAGCAAGCCGGGAGCGCGGCATGAGCGCCAACGCCACCCTGGACGCGATCAAGGCCAGCCTGGCCGCGGCTTTCCCGGCCCGCACTGTGCAGCGCAGCCTGCCGCTGGACCCGGCCAACCTGCCCAGCGAACAGCTGATGGCCGGCGTGCTGTGCCTGGTGAGCGAGGACGGCGGCGACTTTGCCAACTACCTGGGGCGCGAGGGCCAGCTGGGGCACATGCACGCCAGCGTGGTGGGCTTCCTGCAGGTGGCCGAAAACAGCGCGCCCGAGGCGATCGAGCGGGCCGAGCTGCAGCTGCTGCAGGAGCTGCTGGATTGGACCGGCAACACCGGCGATATCGACCCGGCTGCAAGTGTGCTGCCCGAGGGCTGGACCCAGAGCAAGCAGCTCGAGCACCCGTTCGGCTGGCTGATCTTGCGGCTGGACGTGCAGCTTTGACCTTGAAGGAAGAGACCATGAACATGAAGAACACCTCACGCCGCACGGGCGGCGCTGCCGATGCCCTGGAGCAGGGTGCATCGCCGCAACAGGGCACCGGCGCGGCCGCGGCCCCGGCACTCACGCCGATGCCCGAGCCCGAGGGCGGCTGGCCGCGCGACGAGTTCACCGGCCAGGCCGGGCGCTTCGTGCGCGACCCCTTCACCGGCATTCGGCGCCGCGCGGACGAAACCGCCGCGGCGCCGGCGGCCACAACCCCGGCCGACGGCCAATAACCACCGGCTGCGGCCGACAGGAGAGAAACCATGCTGATGCGAAAAATGCTCGTGCTGGCCATCGCGCAGGCGGGCGTCGGTGTGCCGGGTGCGCCCGTTCCGGCGACGAATGCCATCCAGGTGCGCACGGCGATGCCAAGCCTGATCAATGCGGAGTACGTCAAGCGACCGCTGCTGCGCGGCTACAAGGGCAATCAGGGCACGTTCACGGTGGGCGAGCACCGCGAAATCGAGTTCGAGGTGGAACTGGCGCCCTCCGGCGCCGCCGGCACCGCCCCGCCCATCGCGCCGCTGCTGCTTGGCTCCAGCTTCGCCGAGACCATCACGGCGGCCACCAGCGCCGTCTACAACCTGCACAGCAACCCGGCGACGTACCTGACCATCTTCTGCTATCTGGATGGGGTACTGATCAAGCTGACGGACGCCTGGGGCACGGTGTCGTCGGAGCTCAACCCCAAGGGCATCCCGGTGCTGAAGTTCAAGTTCGTCGGCAACTATGTGCCGATCACCGACACCGTCGCTCCGGGCGGCGCCAACTTCGCGGCGTTCCTGAAGCCCAAGCCGATCAGCAAGGCCAACACGCCCACCTTCACGGTGCACGGCATTCCGGTGAAGGCCTCGGCCTTCGGCTGGGATCTGGCCACCGGCCTGGAGTGGCGCGAGCTGCTGAACAGCTCGGGCGTGATCAGCCCCGACCGCCAACCCACGGCGCGCTGCACCTTCGAGCTGACCACCGTCGCCGTGAAGGACTGGGCCGAGACATTGCGGCTGAACACCGAAGCGGCCATCCAGATGATTCACGGCACGGGCGCCGGAAACATCGTGCAGCTGGACATGCCCAAGTTCCAGTTCACCGCCGACCCGACGATCCAGGACGTGCAGGGCGTGGCCATGTTGTCCGGCCAGGGCAGCCTGAACCCGAACGTCGGCGACGACGAGCTGGTGCTGACCTTCAAGTAATCCGAGCCCGCGCTGGCGCAGTGCGCCTCGCGGCCTTCCCATCAATCGAACAGGACAGAGCATGGCTTTCAAGCGAACCACCACCAAGACTTTCAGCGCCGACGTGAAGGTGCCCGTGGCCAACGACAAGGGCGGCTACGACGTGAACACCTTCAAGGCGGTGTTCGAACACACCACCACGGAGGAACAGGAGGAGCTGCGGTCCTTGAGCAACACCGACCTGGTGCGGCGCAAGCTCAAGGGCTGGGAGCTGACCGACGAGGACACGAAGGAAGCGGTGCCGTTCACGCCCGAGAACCTGGAGGCGCTCCTGCAGATCCCGCCCACGCCGATGAAGATCACCGTGGCCTTCTGGGAGCAGGTCAATGGTGCGCGCGCAAAAAACTCGTAGAGGCGGCTGCGTGGTGGGCTGCGGGCCCACCCGAGCCGCCGGCGCCCGCGCTGGAGGAGAGCGACATCGAGGGCATGCGGGCGCTGGGCGCCTCGCCGGAGGACCTTGCCGCGGCGCAGGCCATCCTGGCGGCATCGCCCGAGCCCGAGCCGCAGCCGGCGTTCGGCGTGTGGGACGAGAACTGGGACACGTTCATTTTCTTCAGCTCGCTGGCGCACCAGTGGTCGAAGGTGTGCCTGACGCGCAGCGTGTCGCTGCCGATGGGTGGTACCCGCACGTGGACCGAGGTGCGGCGCGACTGCCTGCCGTCGAACCGGGTGGAGTCCACCGCGCGCATGCAGGGCATCCCGCGGGCGCGCTGGCCGGCGCTGTTCGCGGATATCCAGCTGATGGAGCGGGCCGTGCTGGAGACCGACGCCAAGGCGGCGGACGCGGCGGCATTGCGCGGCGAGTGAGCACCTGACATGTCCACGCGCAACCTCGGCAACCTGGTGGTACGGCTGTCCATGGAAATGGACCGGTACAAGGCTGGCTGGAACGAAGCGGCCAGTGTGACCGAGCAGGCCGGCGCCAGGGTCGAGCGCGCGACGAAGGACGCAACGGAAGCGATGGAGCGTGAAATCGCGGCCCAGAAAACGCTTGCCGAGTCGGCGGGCGCGGTTGGGTTTGCTATCGGCGCGGCGGCCGTAGCGGCTGCCGGCTCGATGGTCGTGATGGTGAAGGGCGCTATCGACAACGCCGACGCGATCAGCAAGCTGTCGGCCAAGACTGGCATCGCGACCGAGACGCTGTCGGCCTACCAGCACGCCGCCAACCTGTCGAACGTGTCCAACGAGGCGCTGGGCGTGTCACTGCGCACTCTGAGCAAGCACATCGCCGACAACGGCGAGGTGCTGGCGCGCATGGGCGTGGCCGTGAAGGACGGCAACGGGAACCTGCGCAACCTGGACGCCGTGATGGCCGATGTGGCGGACAAGTTTGCCGGGTACAAGGACGGCGCCGGCAAGGCGGCGCTGGCGCAGGAGCTGTTCGGGCGCAGCGGTATCGACATGATCAACATGTTGAACAACGGCAGCGCCGGCCTGGAGGCGATGCGCGCCGAAGCGCAGGAGCTGGGCCTGGTCATCTCACAGGAGACGGGTGCCGCCGCCGAGGAATTCAACGACAACCTGACCCGGCTGAAGGCAATTTCGACGGGGTACTCGCAGCACCTGGCGGCCCAGCTGTTGCCGCTGCTGAAGGGGCTGACGGAGGATCTGCGCGGCAACGTGAAGGGCGCGGGCGAGATGAACGACGGGTTCAGCGCGGTCACCGAGACCCTGCGCGCCCTGATCGTCATTGGCGGCAATGTGAGCTTTGTGCTCAAGGGAGTCGGAACCGAGATCGGCGGCCTGGTGGCGCAAGCGGCGGCGGTGGGGCGCGGCGACTTTGCCGGCGCAGCGGCCATCGGTAAGGCGATGAAGGACGATGCCCAGAACGCGCGTGCCGCTTTCGACCTCTGGGAAAAGGGCGTGATGTCTGCCGGGGCCGCGGTCAAGAAGTTGAAAGAGGACATGCCCAAGGGTGACGCGCCCGGCAAGCCTGACAAGCCCGAGAGAGACAGCAGGGCCGCGTCCGACCCGTATGCAGCGATGATCAAG